TCACAATAGTATCTTTTTTATTTTGCTAATCTGTTCTTCGTATTTCCAGGTATCATCTATCATATTGCCTTTCCCAGAACATAGCCACTTAACATTAAGCATAGGGAATGCTTCGGAAATCCGGGATATTATATCACTTCCTATCGTTCCTCTGCCTTTTCCACTTTTATCCGAATTACTGATATATCCATTTCCTATATTACAGTATACTTCAAAGGAGCTATATCCTTTTACAATTTTCAGTTCATACCTTGCATAGTGAGCAAATGCCTTTAGCCTGTCTATCGCCCTTTCGTTTTGTTCTGTATTTTTTTTCATTAAATATTTAGTAATAATTTTATTTCACAAAAACATGCTTAATAACATATTAATATTCAAAACATTTATTGAACAATGATGTTATATGTTATACAAACTATCATTTTTTAATAAACAAAGTAATATCATGGAAGAAGTTAACCTTTCTGCGCCCTGTATGATGAAGCAAATTAAAATTCTTACGCAACAATTACTACGACTATCCGAGGACCTTGAATTGGCCCACGAAAGAATTTCCGTATTGGAAAAAGACTTTGAAACGCATAAATCTGAACTGCACCATAAACATCCGGTTTGTAAAATGAATATATTACATTCAAAAGTTACCGGACTTTAAAAATAAGCAAGGACAGCCCCTACAAATAAAATAGGGGCTGCTATTAAGCTGTCTTTTTTTCTTCCAATACATTTTTTACGTCTAAAAGCGCTTGTTCAAGCTCGTTTCTTGCTTTCGTAATAGTCTGTTCAAGCTCGTTAAACTGTTTTTCCAGTTTGCCAAAAAGCCTCTCGTATCTTGAAACGGTTGTTTCATACAACCTTGACAGCTCATCGTAAGAGAGAGACATAGAATCTGTGTCCTGCTGACTCGAACCGCTATCTTCATCTTCTATGAACATAGGTCCTTTGCCGGTGAGGATGTAGTTGGCGTTGACTTGGTATGTTTGGCAAAACTCTTGCAACGTATTCATAGATACACCGCATATTCCACGCCTTATTTTAGACATGGTGGCTTTTGATAGATTTTCCAAAGTGTTCCACACCTTGTAATCGGTAAGTTCCAACTTTTCTATCGTCTCTAAAAAACGATAAGTGTAATCGTTAAACGCTTCCATAATTTATATTTTTTTTAATCAGTGACCAAAATTGTTACTACAATATTGCTGGTAACAAAAAGTATTACTATCTTTGCATCTGTAACAAGTAGCAGTTGTTGAATGACATAGTTTATATTATCCCTTTCCGGGCTAATTATATGAGATGAATCCTGTGATAGCTGCTACCTATTACGGGATTCATTCTTTATATAAAATACAATCGGTCAATGGACATACTTAATATACCAATAGATATAATCAAAAGATACAAGGCAAGCAAGGCTGAAAAAGAATTGCTTGCCTTTGCTATTGGCATCAAGTGTCTGTATTCAAATTCTGTACTTACCGATGTAACCCCTTATAAAGTGATGAAACTGTTTCATATTTCTCACGATAAAGCCAAACGCCTTATTAACGGAGCATTAAACGACAGTTTTCTGTTTTCCGTAAAAGGAGGCAGCTTTCTTGCAAACACTTTTAAAAGCAAGGAAATCAAAAGGTCAATAGGGCGTACACCTTTTAATTACACCTCTGATTATTGCTATAAACTGAATAAGAAGGAATATTCAATTCGCATGCTCGTGCATGAGCTGAACTGTATTATGCTTCTTTGTGCAGTCAATTCTATTGATAGGGACAACTTTCCGCAGAGTAACGGGAAACCGAAACAAAAGCGTTGTGCCCTTACCAAGGATTTGACTTTGCGCAAACTTGGAAATATATCCGGTTCAAGCAAAAGTACCGCACACAGACTGATGAATGAAATGTTCCGAAACGGAGTAATCTCCAAGACAAGGGCGCACGGGGAAATGGTTATCCATACCGTGAATGCCAACACCGTTGAGGAGTGGCGCAAAAGAACGGGAAGGAAACATTTTATCTATAACCCCAAAGACGGAAGCGGATGGATTGTCATTCCTTGTTCTTACTCTATATGCGACAGAGGGACTACCGAGAAATATAAGCACGTTATTTATAATCACAAGAAGCGTGTAGAATCATCAAATCTCAAAGTGTCCAAGCATCCTGTTTATGAAAATCCGTTTGATAATCCCATTAACGCTGCTTATTTATGATATTTCTATTTTGGGAACATATATTATTTACAGAGAGAATGGGATTACACAGCGTATATAAACACATACGTGCGTGATAATTTAATATATAAAATATTAAGACAATGAATAGATATTATACATTGAATTTGAATAATAACCGATTGTACAACATTTCAAAGAACGAATTATGAAAAATATGCCAAAACAGAAAAACCGTATAACTAAACAGACCAGCAATTTCCTCTCTCATAGAGCGGAAGATATACTCCAAAAGAATTGGAAGAGCTGAGGGAGTGCGCTATGATACTCCACAAGGTAGAGGATGCCGAACTTCGGGAACTATACAAGAAACGAGATGAACTACATCCTGAAAACCATCTATCAAACGGTGATTCTTTATGTCAAGAATCAGAGAGACTAGCTCTTCTTTTTGCTGTTTCGTTATCTCTATTGTCTTTAATTCTTGCATGCTTAGTTTTATCTTATCATTAATTAATTTATTAGTTATGAAATCAATATATCAAATCTATGCAGATACATTTAAGGTGCGTTCTTTATTGGAGCAACCGAAAGTAGGTTTACTAAAAGAACAGCATTCTCAACTTTTGAAATGTCCATTGCTGAAAGAAGTATGTCCATTAAAGAATCAATTTGCTCTTTCTGAAATTTCTCCGACATTAAAATTGATTTTCTTGCAATTAAGATATTGACTATACTCGTACATTCATTCTGTTTTCCCAGGCTACACAAATGATATATAGATGATATTCCATGAAGATACAACTGAAATATATCAGAATTGCTTTTCTCTTTTTTATTGTCATACATCATAAACATTGCAGATTGAAATTCAAACAGATTGTTTGTCGAACGTATGTATATATCTCTTTCCTGCTTGTTTATTTCCCTCCTTAAGTCTTTTATATCTTTTAATTCCTCCTTTACATTTATTGCGGTGTATATCTGCCACCCGATAAGTATCGTTACAAGCAGCGCTAACATTCCCACTATCACCCCTTGATAGTCCATTCCCAAATCAGAGGTATGCGGATATGTTCTACATAGAGCCGCCACAGATACCATGATAGATATTGCAGACAATATTAGCGTTATTGTATTTCCATACTTACTCATAACAATATATTAATCAAAACTTTACACAAAACATGTTTTATAACATATAAAATAGTAGCATAAAAAGTTACTATTTTATTGTGGTAACAAAATAAGTTACTATCTTTGCACTGTTGTTAGAACGAAAGAACGACAACAACAAGACATAAAAAATAGAAGCAACCATAAAAGCCGCTTGTATTTGTTTTTATGTCGGCGAATATAGCTATTTTCTATGAAAAAAACAAATAAAGTGAGAAAATTTATATAATAAATGATATGAAAATAACAAGAGAAGATATTTTGAAGATTAAACCAGGGACTTCGCTTACTGTACGTCTAAGTGATTACAGAGCTTGCGATTCAGCGAGAGCTGTTGCTTATAGAGCCGCTTTAGCAGACCCAAGACCGGATGTAGAGAGATATAAGGTGTCTATTAATACGAAAACATGGGAAATTACAATTACAGCCGTTAAAAAGTTATGACTCGCACAGAAGCTAGAATATTAGCAGAAGAACTGTACAAACTTATGCGCAAGGACGTGAAAAGGATTGTAGAGGAAACAGTGATTGAATGTTCGGATGAATGGGTTGGGGTAGGAGAGGCTGCTAATATTCTTGGGTGCAGTGTTGGTACTTTATATAACAATATATCTAATATTCCTCATACAAAGAACGGCAGACTTCTTCGATTTAAGAAATCGGAATTGATTAAATATTTGGAAAGATGAAAACCTACGATTTAAACAGAGCCTCTCGGCTTGCTCTTCGGATTGCTCTAATAATAGCAATCATGGCGGGATGTATATACAGCAGCCGTGTAGAATACAACGATGATGTATTATCCGGCATGAGTTCCGATAAGTACGACTTCATCAGAAGTCGGATAAACGACAGCTCACGGTCGGCGGTAGTATCCGAGTATATGAGTAACAAGCAGTATTACGACAGTCTTGACTATTAAAACCGCGTTGTGTGAACAACGCTCCTTCCTCTTAGCTCAGCCAGGCAGAGCATCGCTATGGTTACTTGTTCGAAGGTTTAGTATCCGGTAATTTCCGGTTAGCGAAGGTCGCACGTTCGAGTCGTGCAGAGGGAGCAAAATACATAGTTCTTTGACGTATTGAATGTGAAATAAGGTTTAAGTATTTGATATTTAGACTTATTTCAATATAACCGAGGATTACGGATAGCGGAAACGCGGTGACTCCGTATAGGCTTGGTTATCGTAATTGTCTCTTCGCACCGAAATGTCCTACGGTAGAGAGTATGCGGTTTGGGCGCCCGTATCGCAAGAGACAAAGGTCATAAAGACAACATAAGCGTCCGATACAGTCTTAAATCGGTATAAAGTATGCGGTGGTAATGAAAGGCGCCCGTACACGCTTATTATATATACTCCCTTCCCGTCAAATTCGGGCACGCTGAAAGCTAAACACGTATTGTTGCGTTGAAGGGAGCAATGCTTAATGAATAATGATATGAGAAAGGTAAAAACATTTACGGATTTGGTATTTAATCCACATGCTCTTAGCAAGGAGGCACGTCATCTTCCTTCTCCGCTTCGTGAGGAATACATGGAGGCAAAACACGCTGTAATGCGGTTTGATAATGGCTATGGAATAAGTGTTGTAAAAGGAGATATGTTCTATTCTAACGGTATAGATACTTATGAGGTTGCTGTCCTTAAAGATGGTGCTATTTGTTATGATACCTCAATTACAGATGATGTAATTGGTTATGTTAATGCAGATGAGGTATCTAATATAATGAAACAAATTCAAGAATTAAAATAGAGAATTCCCGTGGCTCTCAATAGATGCTTGAGAGTAGTAAGGCAACCATCGGAACGCTCACGGGAACAATAATAACCAAATAATCAGAATTATGAATAAGTACATCAAATTAATAGCACTTTTGATTATCGGAATTGCTATTGGGAACAGGATTTTTAATCACCTACACGCTTGGCTGGGTGTAGCAGTAATATCAGCCACTACAATTTATTTTTTTTATAAACTAATTAAAAACTTAAAAAATGAAGAGATTGATTAATCTGACATTGGTCTGTATGACCTTATTGGTATTCGCTTCTTGCGAAAGAGTAGCCCCTAACTATGCTGGGGTTCTGATGGAGAACTACGGTAAGCAAGGGAAAGAGGATTTCAAGGTGGTATCGGGTAGAGTTTCCACTTGGGAATGGGGTACAGAGTTGTTTCAAGTCCCATTATTTGACCAAAGAGGTGAATTTGCCAAACCTGTCACTTTGAAAGCTGCCGATAACACAGAATTTAATGCACGTCCCACCTATTCATATAAAGTTATAAAAAATAGGGCTGTTGATGTTGTATTCGATAATAAACATATAGATAAAGCCGATACGGAATCCGGGAAAGATGGTTTTATGCAAAGCCTTGAAGACAACATACTTGAACCGCGTATTTATGACTTGATAAAAGAAGAAAGCCGGAAACATAAGACAGACAGTTTGATGGCTGATGGCGGTTCTCTTCTTTTTGAAAAACGGCTGGAACAGATAGTAGATAAAGAATTTGAGAAAAGAGGGCTTCAATTGTTGACTTTTTCCGCGCAGCTTGAATTTTCAAGAGCAGTACGTGAAAAGATTGATAGCCGTAATGAGGTTAATACCAATATCTCTGTGTTAGACCAGCAAATAGCAGAACAGAGAAAACGAAACGAGCTTGAACAGTTAAAGACAGAACAGGCTCTAATTACGTCAAGAGGATTGACGAAAGAAATCTTATACAAACAATTTATTGATAAATGGGATGGTAAAACACCCTTATATGGGATTTCTCCTGATTTCTTAAAAATTACTCAATAAGCCCGTGAGGGTGAATAATTCATGATAAATTTTTAATATAAACAGTCCCGTCCACGTGCTGGTCGGGAAACACTGCGACATGGCGGAATGGTAGACGCAGCACTCTATGATAGGAATGTCAAACCTTAGATGTGTGGAGCTTGACAACTCGTCCCGGTTCGAGTCCGGGTGTCGCAACATCTTCACTACAGATGAAGTATTTGTTTAGTCGTAGCCGGGCGGTCTGTGAAGATAGTCCGGTTTTTATTTTTGAAACCCATTAATAACAATTATATGAAAACATTACAATTAAGTGAACAAAAAGCCCGTGAACTATATCGGAGCGGTTCAAAAGAATTAAAAACAGTATTGGAAGAATCTTTTGGAAAGGATTTCTTTTCACAAGACGTTACAGAAAGAGTGAAAACCTACCTTGATGCTTGCCACGAGTTGGGAAGGGAACCACTCGATGAGAAAAAGCTATTGGAGTTAGGCTTGACGGAACACGATATTGCTTATCAAAAGCTGGCTATCGTTACGGAAGCTCTAAATGGAGGTCAGAAACTTAATGTATGCGATGCTAACGTGAAACGTTGGTATCCGTGGTTCAAGCTTAATGGGTCTCCTTCCTCTTTCGCTTTCGACGCTTCGTATTTCGATACTGCGTATGCGAGTGCGGGTAGCGGGTCTCGCCTTTGTTTGAAAAGCGAAAAGCTTTCCAATTATTGCGGGAAGCAATTCATTGATTTGTGGAAACAATTTATTCTATAACCCTATAAACTTACAATTATGACTTTAAATGTAGATAAAAAGAACGCTTTAAAGGCTTGGAGAGAAGCGGACAATAAAGGAAAGCAGATGCTTGAAAATCTATACGGCAAAGAAATATTTGCCAATCAAAACGTAATGGATAGAATCAAAACGTTTGAAGACGCAATGGAAGAAACAGGAAGAAAAGGTGTCCCTGATTTTTCAGATTTACCCAAAGACATGCGCAGGCATTTCATTGCGTTATATAAAATGGAAGTTATTACGGAAGCTCTGAATGAAGGCTGGAAAGCAGACTGGGACAACTCGGATGAGAACAAGTATTATCCCTATTTCATTATGTCTCCTTCCTCTTTCGCTTTCCACGCTTCGTATTACGATTATGCGTTTGCGTGTGCGGGTAGCGGGTCTCGCCTTTGTTATAAAACATGCGAACTTGCGGAATATTCGGCAAAACAATTTATTGACATTTGGAAAGACATCCAGATAGGATAAGCATACAAAGGTCGTCTGCCCTTGTCTCCTTCCTCTTTCGCTTTCAACGATTCGAATTACGATAATGCGTATGCGAATGCAGGTAGCAGGTCTCACCTATGTTGTAAAACTTCAAAGGGCAGAAACCTCACCTCTTGGTGGAAAACAACAATTCAAACGGTGTTGGTAGGTTTAACCCGAAAACTCTTATTAGAAAACAAAGGCTATGAAACGCTTTGGGAATTTATATCATCGCATCTATGATATAGATAATCTTTATCTTGCTTATTCTAAAGCTAAAAAGGGCAAAGGAAAAACGTATGGAGTTATTCAGTTTGAGAAAGATTTGGATAACAACATACTTTCCTTGCACAAAGAATTGTCGGAAAGAAGCTATATCACTTCTCAATACACGACTTTCATTATACATGACCCAAAGGAGCGTGAGATATACAGGCTACCATTTCGTGACCGTGTTGTGCATCACGCTATAATGAACATCCTTGAAGATATATGGACACCGATTTTCATTTCACACACTTATTCCTGTATCAAAGGAAAAGGCATTCATGGAGTGGTTAAACATTTGAAGAAAGACCTGAAAGATGCTGATGGAACAAAATATTGTCTGAAAATGGATATTCGCAAATATTATCCGTCAATAGACCACTCCATACTGAAACGTATCATACGTAAGAAAATAAAAGACATAAAGGTGCTTGCCCTTCTGGATGGTATTATAGATTCAGCACCGGGTGTTCCTATCGGTAACTATCTTTCCCAATTCTTTGCGAATCTATATCTTTCTTATTTCGACCATTGGATTAAGGAAGAAAAGCGAATGCCATATTATTACAGATATGCCGATGACATGGTGATACTTTCCAGCAGCAAGAAAGAGTTACACAGTATTCTTCTTGAAATCAACTCATATCTTAATGAGAAACTGCACCTGCAATTAAAGGGCAACTATCAGTTTTTTCCGGTAGATAGCAGGGGAATAGATTTCGTGGGATACGTATTTTTTCATACGCATACATTGATGCGGAAATCCATAAAGAAAAACTTTTGCCGTAAAGTATCTGCATTAAACAAAAAGAATATAACCCCGCATGATTACAAAATGGCAATCTGTTCATGGCTGGGTTGGGCGAAGCATTGTAATTCTAAGCACCTTATTAAAAAGATTATTAAGAATGAAAAGATTCAGTGAATTAGGAATTGAAATTGATGCAGACCGACATATATTTCCAGTTCCGCAGGTTTCAATAACCGATATTCTTAACTGTGAAATTGAAATACTTGATTTTGAATCGGGTGTAAAAACACAGCATGGTTCAGACAGATATGTAGTAAAAATAAAACATGAAGGTACGGAATGCAAGTTCTTTACAAACTCCACTCCTATTAAAGAAGCACTAAGCAAGATTTCCAAAAAAGACTTTCCGTTCATTACAACTATCAGAGTGAAGAAGTTGGGAGTTGGGAACAGCAAGATGTACTATTTTACTTAACCAAATTCAGCCGCAGAAAAGGTCAGAGCTATTACCGTACTAAAAGCCGTGAGAGAAGCGAAGTGCGCACCGCTTCCCTTTAACCTTGTACGGGCGGTCTAAAAACACAATACAATGGAAAATGAACTTGAAGAACTGTACAAGGAGCTGAACGAAGTCAAAGCTTGCGATTTGGACTATCTTCCCAAGTATAGGTATTCTTCAAAAGAAGAAATCATTCAGCTTATAGAGGAAGACATTGAGGAGTTGCGCGCAGAACTCGAATGTAATCAATATGATTATACACCTGAAGAACTCGAAGACGAAAGGATGTTTCTTTGCGTTAGTCAAGGGCTATCAAGATATTGCTAAACTTAATATTATAAAATTATGCCAATCGTAAAAAAGAATGACGTTCTACCTGAACGTCCTGTTATTATTGTACTTTATGGAGTACCGGGAAGTGGGAAAACAAGTGTTGCTACAACAGCCAATACCCCCTTATTGATTGATTGCGACAGAGGTGCAGACCGAGCAGTACAGCGTTGTGATACTATAATGGCTAAAAACTGGAAAGACATAGATAGTGAGCGGGAAGCAATGAAAGAGTATAAAACAATTATAGTTGATACAGCCAAGTCTATGCTTGACGATTATTTGAGCCAATATGCCATTGAAAACAACTATAAGTTAAAAACAAATTCTTTAAAACGTTTCGGACAGATGGGCGAAGATTTCAAAGAGTTCGTCAATTTTCTTCGTTCAAATGGCTCTGATATAATATTTATCTGCCATGATAAAGAAACTGCAGATGGTGATGTGATAAAGCACTCTCCAGATTGTACCGGGCAATCTAAAGACCTGCTTGTTAGAATTGCAGATCAAGTTGGATATGTATTTATCCAAAATGGTAAACGCTGTATATCTTTTGCTCCGTTAGATAATTTTGTAGGGAAAAATGTTGCCGGGCTTGAAACTGTTACTATTCCAGATTATGGCACAACCCAATTTGATACTTGCATGTCTGACATTGTTTCAAAAGTCAAAATATCTATTCAAGGAAAAGGAGAAGCACAAGCAAAAGCCAACGAGCAGCTTGCAGCAATACGAGAGCAACTTGCGGCTGCAATGACTGATGAAGATATTATCTCATTGATGGAAGCAACCAAGACACTGCCTAAAATCATGCAATTTCCGTTCTTCTCTGAAATGCAAAAAAATCTTGCTACAAAAGGATACGCATTCGACAAGGACAAAAAAATGTTTATTAAAGCATGAAACCACTTATTAGGGTAACACAACTGGAAGCATTCCGAAAATACATAGAACAAAGCGATTACGCCAGTTATGAGATAACTGAACAATCGGTTATTGACAGTATATCAGGTGCATTTGAAGGCAATACATATACGAGAATTGGAAAAGCTTTTCATAAAATAGTGGAAGAAGGTACACCGAAATGCGAAAAGGTTAAAGCAGGTGAGCGTACCTTTCTTTATTACGGGAAAGAACAAAAGGAACAAATGCCAAGCGGACGAGCGTTTGACATTGAGGGAAACAAGATAATTCTTGACATACCACAATATAAGGCCGCTCTTGCATACAGGAATGAACATCCTGATGCTTTTCATGAGATACGCCTTTATAAGGACTTTGGGAATGCTATTATAACAGGATGTGCCGATATGATAGATGGCGTAGAAATTAGGGATATTAAAACCAAATATTCTTATCCTATTGATGCCGATTACATAAATTCTTGCCAATGGAAATTTTATCTCCAATTATTCAATGCAGATATATTTCATTTTGATTTGTTCATATTTGAAGGATATGATAAAGAAAAGCATGGATATGATGTCAGAGGTATTCCGTTGAAACGTTATGATCCTGCAATAACATGTTATCGCTACGATGGTATGGAGCAGGATAATTATAATCTGCTTCGCTCATTTCTTGAATGGGCTGAATACAGAGATTTGACCAAGTATTTACTTAAAGAAACAATAGAATAGTATTATGATTTTAACAGGAAGTATTTGTCTTAGTGACATTCCCCGTGAGCAAATGAAGAAAGTAATCTGCAAAGACGGGAAAGAGAAAATTTATTTAAATGTGGCGGTTATCGAACGCAAGGAGCCTTCACAGTTTGGGCATACCCATTTTATTACTTGTGCCCCAAAACAAGAAGAACGCAAAGAAGGCATACAGTATATTTTTGGAGATTTCAAGGAATATAAGCCCGTTCAGAGCAGCCCCACACCGGAACAGATTGCGGAAGCTCCGGGATTATCCCCGCAAGATGATTTGCCATTCTAAAATATTATGCAATACGACCTATCCAACCCGCTCCACAAAGAGCAGTTCAAAATACGATGTAACTATCTCTTCTCAAAGGGTTGCATTGTGGAACTGACGGAAAAGAAGCCTAAGAGGACAACGCAGCAGAACAAATACCTGCACACCCTTTTAGGCTTCTTCGCTTGTGAGACGGGGAACACGCTGGAATACGTAAAACAGAACTATTACAAAAGGTTAGTAAATCCTGCAATATTCACCCGTAGGATTAATGATAAGTTTTTGGGAGAAATGGAAGTTTTACGTAGTTCCACTGATTTAGATACGGCAGAAATGACAACGAGCATTGAGCGTTTTCGTAATTGGGCGAGTGCCGAATGCGGCGTTTATCTTCCAGGTCCTGATGAAGAGAGGTTATTGCAATTAATGGAGATTGAAATGGACAGAAACAAAACGTTTATTTAA